TGCAGCCATTAGAAGTTTTGACCTCCTCTTGGATTATTAAGTCCACCATATTGGTTGGATTTAAGAATCTTCTTATCAATCAAATCCTCAATAGCTCTTCTCGTTGTATCACCGATTTGCTTAGCTTGTTTGGCATCTTCTGCAGAATCTCCACTCGACCCACCGGCAACTCTAACATTGACATCACCAATGGTAACGGAATTTACGGTGTTTCCCCCACCAGAACCTCTGGAAGATACGCCCAGCTTACCATCAGATCCTCTGGATAGAGGCATGATAGCTTCGTGACCAGCTTCTCCCATCACTCCTAGGGCTCCACCTTGACCGAATAAGAATGGTGTAGGTTGATTGACAACCGAATTAGTGAACGATCCACCGTTTGCAAAAGCAGCACCTTTGGCAGCTCCGAAGAGACCAGAAAGGAATCCACCACCACTCGTCAATCCACCGAGAAGTGGTTTAATGATCGCAGACTTAATAATAATCTTAGCAAGATCTTTAAGGATAGATTGTGCAAGAGATTTGAAGTCAGCCTTACCTGTGACGATGAAGTCAGCAAATGCATCAGCCAAGTCTTCTGTGACAGAAGCAGCAAGTTTTTCTACTGCATCGCCGATAGAATCAATTCCATCAATGTATTGTTGGAATGGTCCCGGATTCTTTAGTTGATCGTTTATAGCGATAAGATTACGAAGAGTCTCACGTTGTTCAGTATTCGCTTCACTGTAAATATCAACACCATTTTTCTTAAGGGCGTTGGCTATTTTAAGAAACTCTGCCTCCTGACGATGCTGTTCACCAGAGAGTTTATTCAATTCAATTTCTTGACGCTGAAGATCAATATAGTCTTGAAGATTTTTCTTCTTAGCTCCACCAGAACCACTTTTACTTCCTCCGCGAAGAGGTTTTTCTTCTTCAGGAGTTATAAATCTACCGGAATCCCTTGAAGTTATGTTACCTCTTCTATCTAATAATCTGGTTTGTCTATTTCTTTCTTCCGTTCTGAGCCGTTCTAATTTAGCTTCCTGAATTCTTTCTTTTGCTCTTCTTGCAAAACCTTCAAAAACTGATTCCTCAGGAGCTATTCTACCTTGTCCTTTTGGAGGTGTTTTACGTATTTCTGTTACACCCCCCTCTTTTGTGAATCCTAATACTTCTCTTACTAGAGGTTTAATAAATTTACGTAGTTTAGATCCTCCTTCAGTGAACTTATCAGCATCATTTACGGTTTGCGAAGGAGATTCAAGAGCAAGCTTTTTTAACTTACTTCCAATAGACGATACTAAATCAAAACCTGAAATAGCTGAGAGAAGTTCTTGAAGAACTTGGAATACAGCCCCTATTTGCGCTATAGCTTGAGCAGCCCATGCAGATATACTGTCCCCAAGAGAAGTAAAAGTTTCTGCACCTGCAGTGGCTAGACCATTAATAACATCTCTTAGAGAAGCACCTTCTTTTCTAGCTTCAGAAATATTACCAGCTAAAGTTTGAAAAGCCGAAATTCCTTTTGATGCATTAAAGAGAAAAATCTGAGCTAAAATTAATTTAAGAGCTAAACCTAAGGGAGTAACAAAAGCAAACGCCTTTCCTAATTTAAGAAATACTCCAACTAGCGAACTTACTATTCCTACACCTCCGGAGAGTAAGCCAAAACCTGTAGCAAAGGAAGAGAAAAACCTTACAGCGGCGCTGATCGCTAATGTACCAAACACCACAGCAAAAGCTTTGGCAACTAAGTCTAGATTTTGAAGCAAAAATTCTATAGCTGGTATAGCTGTTTTTACTGCGGAAGCTAATCCTTCACCTAAACTTTTTGCTGCTTGAAGAACTGCTTCATTATCTAATGTTTCTGCCAAGCTTTTAAAGGACTCGGCTAAAGCATCCATAAAACCAGCTTCGCCTACAGTTTTCTTCAATAATACAAATTTATTGTTTAAACGATTTAATTGAGTATCCGCCCTTTTTAAAGCTGGAGCGATACCTGAAGAAACGATTTTACTTAACTCTTTTACAAAAGGTATGATTGCTTGAGAACTAATAGCACCTTTCTTCATTGCATCTGCAAGAGATTCTGTAGCCTTCAGAGCGCCTTCACGACGAAGAACTTTTTCCATCAATTCGAAGGCAGCGGGAATTCTTTCACCCAACTGTCTTTTCAATTCCTCCGCAGACAGAGTACCCTTACCAAAGATCTGTTCAACTGCAAGCATGATCAATTTAGTATCTTCGGCAGTAGCACCAAACACCGCTTGAGCTTCTGTTAGACCACGGAAAACGTCTTTAATCGTACCCATAGACAAACCAGATAGTTTTAAAGCTGCAACGAATTTACCAAATCTAGACGCAGATCCCTCTAAAGATACACCTAATTCATCTGTTGTTCTGATTAAAAAACTCATAGCATCATCAGCTTCAGCTGTAGAACCGAGAACAGTTGTTAACACATTTTTTAGTTGAGCAAAACTCGTAGCCGAATCAAAAATTCCTTTAGCCAAAGTACCTAGGGTTATGGCTCCTAAAGCTGTTCTAAACAAACTAGCAGCCTGAAAACCTCCTTGAAAAGCGTTCTCAAGTCCTCTCATAGACGTTGTAGCTCTTTTAGCATTACTAGAAAACCTGCGGAAACCTATTGTGCTTACAGTGCCTCTTAGACCACTTAAAGAAGTTTGAGCCCTTCCAGCAGCGTTTGATATGTCTCTTAACGATCTAGCTATTCTTCCAGCATTTCTAGGGACTTTAAGTTTATTTAAAGCATTAACGAAGTTAACAAGATTTTTTGTTTGAGCAGCTGTGGGTGGTTTCAAATTTTTAAAAGCATTTCCCAATTTCACAAAAGAATTAACTGCGCTGTTACCAATTGTCAGCTTTTTAGATATTCCACTAAAATTATTAGCGTTCTTTGCTATCTTTGCAAAAGCTGTCTCCGAAGTTTTAGCAAGTTTCTTTACTGCAGCATTAATCTTATTAATAGCCGCAACAAATTTTCTAGAGCCAGCTTCAGCTGCAGATGCATCAATTAAAAATTTTAAGGTGGAAGTTTGAGCCATTATTATTTATTCTTATTTTTTGCTTTTTCTTTTTCTTGCCGTTCGTAATAGACTTCTAAGTATCTATCATCAAGTCGAGGAACATAATAAAGGATGTCGGACAGGGAGTTATAGTCAGCGATTAGATGCAGACGAATATAAGATTCAATCTCTTGGTATGTGATTGGGAGAGGCCCACCGAAACCGATAGGCCTTGATTTCGATAAGCTAAAAAATACAGACCAAATCCAATAGAGATCTTCAAACAGTTCAGGTTTGTCGTCTACTCTTTTAGACTTTATGCCTTGCTCTTTTTTTAATTGGGCTAACCAATTATCATGTTTAGCATTGGGATCTGAAGCCCAGTCTAGGTAGGCTTTAAATTTTCGAAAGACTGCTCCCGGTCCTCCGGCTTGAACGCTTCAGTGTCGAAGACCATTTGTGCCAGCTGATCGCGGAATTCAGTGTTTTTCGTTAATAGGTTGTACCCTGCATCTGGTGTGTATGCTCCTAAAGGTCCCTCATTATTCGATAGACCTTTCCAATCGATAATAACAGCTTCAGTCATTTGACGAGTCAAAATTTCTTCGGCAGCTTCATTGGGGATATCTCTACCAGATCTGGTGAGGGATTTGTAGGGTAGTTCCAGACGTACACGGACTGCTCTGGATTTTTCACTTTTTAAACTACGCATTTTTATAGAAGCGTTAGGTCCAAGATCGAACCATTTTCCATCTTCAGAAGCGTCTTTATCAATTGCAAAAATTTCGTCGATATTCATTATTCGGTTTTCCTTTGCGGGTTATCAGGTTAGGTGACAGAGGAGGACCCGACAACCTCCTCTGTCTATACTGCGCAGTAATATTTATTAGGCAGGTATTCCAGAGTTGTTTGAGAAACGATCAATCTGGAATTGAGATCCAGTTCCAGCATCGCGGAATGCTACAAATTCAAGAGTCTCAATAATATCACTATCGATGCCTGAAGGAGCCACTGGGTCAGCAGTGAATTTCAGTGCAGGAATGGTGAAGTGGTAATCGTTAAATTCTAAGTCAGTAAATGGGAATGAAAGACTTAGAGTCGTATGATCCAAGAATTCATCATATCTGTCGCCATCTTCGAAGTAAGCTGTAACAGTACCAGTTAGATTAAATCTACCAGTTCCGATACCTGCAGGGAATTTATTTCCTACAGCGTTTTGAAGACGAAGTGTGGAATCTCCGCTCAAGCTGATTGATTGAACAGCAGTAGATAGAACAGTTCCATCTTTTACGATAGCCCCAACATTAGTTGTCGCATTCATAACTTCTGTTTCAGTTGTGGTTAAAACAGTGTAAGGAGAATTACCTAAAACTGATGTAATGTTACGTTGAGTTTCTTTCCCTTGGAAAGAAAAAGAACCTGTTGTAATAGCACCAGAAGCAATCTCTAGTCCGAAAGTACCTACACGCATTCCATCTTGAATCAAGTACTGATTGATATCGTTGAATTCAGTTTCAACAGTGAAGGACTGAGTGACAAGAAGTTGATGAGGGAGAGCACCTGTGTCATCAGGATTTCTAAGCATCGATCCTTTAACAGTTACCGGAAGAGTAGTGTTGGCATTAGTTCCCGGATCTGGTGATACAGTAATTTCATCATCAGCTAAAGCAGTAATTGTGAATGTACCGGAATTTGCTGCTGCTCCACCAGAGAAAGTTGTGGAAGTCACATTTGAAGATGTATCTGAGAAAGATCCACCAGTTCTTTTAAGGTTTTTTAATGTGAGTGTAGTTGTGATTCGAGTTGTTGAAACATCTAAATTTGCGCGTACAAATTGATTCATAATAGCTGCTTCAGTAGCAGTAGCTGTTAATGCCGCAGTACCGCCAATAGTAACAAGAACATTACCTGTCGTGACGCTGGCATCGTTGTCCCATTCAAAGATAACAGTCTTTGTACCATCAGTTACGGTTAAAGTTTCTCCGTCAGCGGGTTGACCACCGAAAGCGACAGTTCCTGTTTCATAACCCAAGCCATCGACGTAAATCTTTTGACCAACAACCAATTCTCCTGCAGCGATAGGCGAAGCGAAGGCGTTATTACCATTAGAATCGAAAGAAGAGGCAGCTAAAGTTCCTGATCTAATTGTGATATCTTTTAGAACAACAACATCATTAGCGTCTTGAATTTTAGTGAATGCGCTTCCCACTTCTAT